AATCCACACCAATTATTTTTATTTGTTGTAGATAAACCACCTGACATTTTAACCTCTATTCTTATTCTAGGAATGCTGGACAGTCTGTTGTAGTAATAATTAATTCTTGATTATTCACACTATGTATCTTTAATACTCTAATATTTGCTATTCTATATTTTAGCGTATTATTTTCAATATATACGTCGGTAATTAAATTCAATTCTTCTGATCCATCATAGGTCGAACAAGAGTCTACAGAAACTGCTGGTGGACCAGGATCATTATCGATTAACACATTGAAATCACAACTATTAATAGTATCTACGTTAACAGACACAATGGGATTATTGATGCTTAAAATTTTAAGACTATTTTTTGTAATAATTAAATGCCCATTAACTATTTGTATATCTGAAACTATGCTTACCGTATCATAACAATATGGTTCATAATCTATCGGAGCAAAGTTAATATTTACTGGAGTAAAATTATTAAAATCATTAGCACATTCTCGTGTTGTAATAACCGACTGTGTCGAGTAACTAGAAACTTCGAACGTATCAAAGATTGCAAATTCTTTAATAAGATTACCACCATTTAGATTAATACCCTGTAAACCTCTGGCAGCTTGAGGTATTGGTATTGGAGGAGGTGGTGGAGGAGGCAGGCAATTAACTTGACATTCGCAAGGACTTATGCACTGGGTGGCATCATTTACATCTGCTGGTCTAATAGTTCCTACAAAACCAAGAAAACTAGTTGGTTCACAACCATCTGAATCTATATCTCCTAAGCCCGTTGTATCTAAATCAAAAGTGCCAATTCCACAAATAATTTGATGTCTTACAGCATTAAATTGAGCATCAACACATTCGATATCTATTTCTTGAACATAAGATGGACAATCTGGTTTTATCATTGTCCAACTAGCTTTCCATAAATTATCACTATTGTCTTTAGTTAAGGATACGGGGCCTGATGAAACATACCCTGTAGTTATTCCATATCCATATAACATTCCAAGAAATATACTATCTGGTAAATTATCACATATATTACATCCACTTCCGCTACCACTTTCACTACCACATATATTTAAAAAGTAAAGGTCAGACGAGCATTCAACGCATCCACTTTCGCTGCCACTATCACTGCCACTGCCACTCTCACTACCACTTTCGCTGCCGCTTTCGCTGCCGCTTTCGCTGCCGCTTTCGCTGCCGCTTTCGCTGCCGCTTTCGCTGCCGCTTTCGCTGCCACATATATCGATACTATATGTATCTGAAATACAATCTTCACATCCGCTCTCACTACCACTTTCACTGCCACTCTCACTACCACCACAACTACATCCCTCAAAGAAAAATGGCTGATTATCAACATTTCGACTTCCAGAAGTGTTAAATTCAATACATCCAGTTACCATTAATTCCCATGCAGTACTTCGATGTGGTGCATCTACAGACATATAAAAATTACATGGTAAATTAAATAATGGTGGAAGGTCTATAAAATCTGGGCCTGTGGTAACAAATCCAGTAGTATAGATTATATTGCCATATTGATCATATATTGTAAAACAGTCTGGTATATTATATGTTTTAAAGAACACCTGGAGCTGTGGACAGCATGTTTCCGGACTAGGTATTGGTGTGGGCGTAGGCGTATTCGTCGGTGTTGCTGATACTCCAATAGTTGGTGTAGGAGTATTCGTCGGTGTTGCTGATACTCCAATAGTAGACGTTGGAGTTGACGTAGGTGATCGAGTCAGGGTCTGAGTTCTTGTTGGTGTTCTAGTTGATGTTCTTGTAAGAGTGAGAGTACGAGTAGGAGTTTTTGTTGGTGTCGCAGTAAGTCCTGGGGTGGGCGTTAGAGTAACAGGAATAGAATTATTAACGCCAATTTTTTTCCACATAGTAAATAAATATTCATTATCTCCCAAACCAGCAGGATTGGGTTCGCCATAGAGCTGAAATATCGGATTTGATCCGCTGCTATTATAAACAACAGTCATATCTTTACATTGACGTATTTGTGGCAAATAGTCTCTGTGACAAATTGTTTGAATATAACCATTAGGATTATCTATTTGTGGAGGTGGATTTATCCATTTTTTATAATCCCATATGATTGCTAAATATCCTGTAGAAGTATTAACAATACCATACGATCCAACACCATTACAGTATGGACAAATTTTACCAAGAGCAAAAGGAACAGGTCCACCAGACTTATATTTACCAGAAGATTTTTTTAAACTAACATCATATATACAATTAGGACAAATATTAGTATTTGTTATGCCAAAATTAAAATCACATCTTGTTGTTAATCCATTATTAGCTAATAATAAATTAATTTGTTTATTATATATTGATTGTAATAGTGAAAAATCTGGATAGGCCATATTCTATCTCATGAGTAAAAGTCATTATTTCCAACATTTCTAAACGGACCAACATTAAGATATCTTGGATCATATCTATTATTAACAAATGGAGACAATACTGCTGCCCAAGCTGTGGCTTCCTTCACATCCCAATGACTAGTTAACTCATCATATAAAGCACAGGCTCCGTGTTCTAAAATAGCTTTCCAACCATCAACGGAACCACCTACACTTAAACTTGCGGGTCCTAGAGCTGTTCTAATGCCTTCTAAAGCGGCCTTGGTGCGTAATGTACCTTGATCAATAATGCACGAAGCTTTTAGACACGCTAAACTGATAAAAATTTCATCGCTATTAACGGTAGGATCAGGACTCATTAGTTTATTAACAACATCTATAGTATATTTATAACTTAAATTTACATCAAATTGCACATATTTTGCTGCCACTACTAAAATTTGTTCTATTCTATCATCACTAAATTCATATGGAGTATCTAAATCATTAATTAATACTCTAGTAGTAATAATCATTTCATCCTGCCATGCCATAATTGACCTCTTCATTAAAATTGGTATGATCAGATCAATGATCAATATATTATAATACACCTAAAAAAAAAGGCCGGCACAAGGCCGACCTTTTCTTTTTTGATGCTCAGAACTTAATCTTAGAGAGCGCCAAGTAAAACTCTACGATTGTCAAGAACGGCAAAACCTTGTTCTGCCCAGCCGTAGAAACCGGCTCTCTTTTGACGATGTAGTGTATCGTCTTCGAAGATTTGAACTTCTTGACGAACTGGCATTATGAAACTGTCTCTCTTGCGAAGATCAAGACCAACAACAAGCTCAACCTTTTGGAAGGTTTCGTCACTTGGTAGCGAACCACCAAGAACGTTTTCATAGAAAAGTTGATATTGTTGACCTTCACCTAGCTCATCACGATCATGTAGGTTAATACCAAATACACGGTTAAGAGTACCGTCAGCAGCGGTATAGATTTCACGACGAGTTACTTCGTCGATTTGATCAAGACCCCAGTTACGGATATCTTCCATAGCTTCTGGACTAACATAAAGATCAGTTAGCATACCACGATTGTTACTAGCACTGTTACCGCCGCCATTTCGACGCATAACGGTCTTCATAAGAGAAACTAATCTCTTACTGAATTGACCATCATTAGAATCTGTGTCGTAAACTACGATGTTACGATCAACACCAGCGGCAAGAAGTGTGTGCCAACCATCGTCATTCATTTTCTTAACAAATTGAGCTTCGAGAACTTCCATTGCACGACCAACAACGTCCCAGCGGGCGTCACGGGCATACTTTAGAAGATAGTCGATACTAGCGCCAATGTCATAGGTTGGAACCATGACATAATCGCCCTCAACATGCTTTTGTGGAATATAACCATGATTTGGGATGGTATAAGCCACAAAGTCTTTTTCAGTACCGGGCGCAAGGAAGTCTAATGGAAATTCTGGAGTGGCACTTTGAGCAAGTTGGACAGGCTCGAAGATGTCATCTAGAATATTACCACTAAGAACACCTTGACGTAGAGGAAGCTCTAGAGCTTTAGCAAACTCATGATTGGCAGCTAGTGCTTCTTCTTTGTGTAACGAACCAGACTTAACTAAAAGATCTGTTAATTCTGGAGTAGGTTCAAATTTTCTATTGGCCATGTTTTTCTCCCTTATCAAGTTATATTAATGTCTACTTTGATGTAACCATCGGCATCTAGAACACTTAGGAAACGACCAACCTTAACACTATTTGTGCTAACATTGGTTAGTTTACCATTAACACCATAATAGGCATCTTGACCTATTGTTGGGGCTACGCCAGAAACAACCATATTTGTTGTTACTTGACCTTGACGTAATAGTGTTACTTTACTACCTGTTTGAACTTCGTCACGATGCCAGTTGATGTGCTGTCTTGTTAGATCAAGACTCACAACATCATTGAGCATTAAGCCTGCTGGCTTTGTGCCAGATGGTGAGGCAGCAACTGTTACTACGGCGAGTGAATCGTCCATAGCAACGCCGCTACCGCCAGTACTATGCACAGCGATTACGCCACGTTCGGCACTTGCATCATTGCAGAAGAATGAAATATCTGTGTAAGCTTCAACACGATCTGATTTTAAAGCCATTGTTACTCTCCCTTATTAAGTTTTTTACCTAGTCTAATACAAACAAAGTCAACTAAGGCAGCTCTAGTACTTTGCATTTCTGATTCTGTTTCGCTACCAACACTAAGATCAATTTCTTGATCATTTGTCTCAACGTTTTCTAAAGCTAGCGAAACATCTTCAGTCTTAACTGGTGTTTCTTCAACTTTAGTTTCTTCTTGTGCTTCTGTTTTGACTGGTTTAACAGTAGCAACTAGAGCAGCAATACTTTCAAAAGCAGCATCATCAAGATTTTCGAACTTATCGACAGTTGCACTGGCGAGTTCTTCTGTGATACCACTTTCAATAAGAGAGGCCATTCTCTTCATTTTCTTTTCTTTCTTGGCCATCTCTTCTTCTTTCATTTTGTAGCCTGCTAAAACTTCATTAGCAGCATTGAGTTCGGATTGAGTAGACTCTAAAGCAGCTTTCATTTTTTTCATTTCTTCCTCTTTCTTCATCATTTCTTCTTTCATCTTTTTGGCTGCTTCGGCCTCTTCTACTTCAACAGTTGGAGCAACCGTTGTAACTTCTGTTTCGGCTACTGTGATTACTTCTTCTGTTGCGACTGTGGATTCAACACTCATATTGGTCTCCTTTAAATTGGCTTGATTTGAAAATACACCTTCTTCTGTAGAATTGTCATTTTTTTCGTTTAATATTTTTATCATACTTTCGGATTCTGACGTATTTTTTAGATTATCCTTAGTAAATATAATACTTTCTGGATTGGCTGGTCTATTAACAAATCCCTTACCAGAAAATGTTATATTACGTAAAACCCTACCTATCTTATAATTTTCGTGTTCACCTTGTCCACCATATGCTCTTAAATGCTTTGTTAAAAATGCTGTTTCTTCATTTCGTGGTAAAACATGAAAACTACCATTACTCTTATTAATTAAACCATAATCAAAATTTTTGAAAAAACATTCCATACTAACATATTTTTCGCCAGATTCAATTTCTGAAATTAGATTTTCGGCTCTTTCTCTTAATTCAGGTTCGGTAAAGCCCTTATATATTACTGAACCAGTTAAAATATGAAATTTTTCTGGTAATGAATTAATATCAATAGATTCATCCATTAATTGTCCATCTTCATCTATTGGCCAATTAGAAGTAATATGACCAACAATAGTTTTTTCGTCATGCTCTAAATTCGTTGGTTTATGCATGGGTGTTGATCGAGCTTTCCATACCTCCATAGCATCAAAAATATCATCATTTTTATTCCATGATGTTGTAACTAAAATAGATTGGGTATAGTATAAATCAGTGTCTTCGATACCAGCTAAAGCCTGATTTTCCTTACGGGTTTTTGTATGGGATACTTCACTATCTGATTTTTCTAATAGAGAAGCATAAACAATAGAAGATTTTGCAGATAGAAGTTCAGATAGGCCGTCCGTTTTTTCGGATTCATAAATATGCATATTTTAACCCTTAATTTGGGGACTCTTCATTAGAGGCATACACCGTTTGATAAAAATAGGCTTTAGTATACTTTAGTTCTTCTGTTGTTGGGTTTCTATTTATTTCATTAGAAATTGCTTTTATTAGATTATGATATTTAACAATTTTAAGATTATTGTCAATACTATTAATAGTATTGAGTTTTGCTAAAACTACTTCTTCAGTTATGGTGTCAAATGGATCTAATGAAAAAAGAATTTTAGTTTTTGTAGCCTCTGCTTCATCATATTCAGTTTTTGATAAGCTCCGCATATTCTTTTTATTATAAAACTCTAATAGTTGTGGATTTAAAATATCGGCAATTTTATCCTGAGCTTCAATAGACCATAGATATAATGATGCTCCAGTTTGTGGGGCAAAATCTTTAGTTTTGCGTTTCTTGCTATCTTTAGAATTTTTTGGACGGCCTTGCTGTGGTTGTCCTTTGAGTGCGGGTTCTTGTTTAACTCCACCACCAAAAGGCAACTTAGGAATTGCAAATTCAGACTTAACCTCAACGGCATTCATCTCGCCTTTCTTTTTAGGTTCTAACTCCAAACCAACTTGACTTGGAGTAGCAAGACCAAGTTGCATAGCCATTTTTTTCATGCTGTTATCAAAAGTACCACCGTCAAAGAAAGGACCGGCTTTTTGTACCATACGATCACTATCTCTTTCTCTGTTTTCTCTATTAAGTCTAGTTTTCTCCATATCTGGATCAAAACCAAATGCTTTTTGTAGCATTTCATCACTGATAAGGTTTCTATCAGCCAATTGTACCAGTAATGCTTTTTCGGAATCTTCGTTGCTAAGATCCATTCTATCGAATTCAATCTTTGCGGGAAATCTAAATCCCATAGCTTTTTGAACCATGGCAATTTCTTGTTTCCAAAATGCCATCAATACTTTACGACCATACTGTAATCTTTGTGTTAGAGTTTTAAGACTGATGAAATTATTGGTAGTTCCGGCAGCTCCGAATGTTCCTGTAAGAGTTGGAGGAATACCAAGACCAGCATAAATACTATTTAAATGTGGAGTATATTTACCTTCTCCTAAAAATTGATGAACACTAGTCTTACTTTCGATAAGTTCAATATCTGGACCCCACACAAGATCCATTGTTCCGCCGCCAACATTAGCTTGTAAAATACTACTAAGTTTACTAGCAGCAGCTTGTGTTGGAGCAATTTTATGTTCTAAACTACCAAGTTTAAAAATACGAATATTACTAATGGCACCATCAAGAGCAGCAAGATCTGCCAATTTTAATTTTTCAACAATACTAATATCATCCATAATACTATAAATCATTGGAAAAGCCCAAGTCTTCCAATCGTCTTTTTTATAATGAAATACTAGTGTTTTATCCGGATCTAATAGATAAGCCTTCTTGCTTTTAGCTGCTTCAACTATAGCTTCTGGTAATTGTGCGATAATTGCTTGTTCAGCTTCGTTTTTTGGGGCATTAATAATTTTTCTAAGAGATGCTGGAATAGTTATATAATAATTTTTCTTGCCAACAAATGACGCTAATGATGCTCCGGCAATATCAACTACTCTTGGATCTATAAATGTATATTTCCAAGGAATTTCTCTCTTTTCAACAACTGGTTCATCGCTATTGATAATAAGATCCGCAGATGCTTTAGTTTTATACATATCTTCTGCAACTTTAACACTAATCTTAGCTGTTTGACGATTAATAACAACATTACCCACACGGTATAGATGATTTAAAAATCTTTCACTACGTTCTTCGCCTTTTACTTTTTCAAACCAATTACGATAAAATCTTTCTATTCTTTTATTTGGGTGAACAAGACGAATACCCTGACTAGCAAAATCACCCATAAGATCAATAACATTTTTAACTAAACCAACACGATTATAGATTTGATCTGCCATGGCAAATATGGCCTTAATTTCCGTAGGAATAGCTTCATCTGGACGGAAATAGTCATAATCACTTTTAGTTAAACCTGGACGGCCAGATGTTTGACCATCAAGATTCATGAAGTTTCTGAATCGACTAGTAGCAGCAGTAGCCTTGTTTGTGAAAAGGCCGTATTCATCCAAACTTCGTGATGATTCATCCAAAGCTTTTTGTTTACTGGCTAAATCATTTTCATCCCATGTAACATACGCATTATCGGGCATAGCATTAGGAGCAACAGGAATGTTATCGCTTTTTGGATATTTTTTTCTTGCCATAATAAGTATTGTAATAGGTATTGTAATAGGTATTAAAATAATACACTAGTTATCTATAAATTCCACCATATATATTAGCATTTGCATTATCTATGAACCAGCTTGGCCCTTTATACATTTGGCCACTTGTTTTACCAACATCAGATAAATTATTACCAATTACATCAAAAGATGCAGGCTCTAAGGTTCTGCTCATTTGTCGTGCTAGCATATTTGCTATAACTAAAGCACTATATCTATCTTTTCTTAATTTGCCCTTTTTACCATTAGGTAGTTTGATTTCCGGAGTATCCCAGCGATCACGAGCATTTGGTCCTGTGCTAGTTTGTGTCATTACAATTGTTGTCAGTTCATTTTTAAGTTCTTCTATTTCTAACACACACTCACTCTCGCTATCATATAGATTGCTAAGATCAGCTGTCATAATATCTTTATTTTCTCTATCTAGTGCCAAAGCTAAAGTAACTTGATCGAATCTTGGAAATAATAAAACTTTATCTTCTAGATCTTTGCGTAAGCCATGATTGGCTTGTGCTGTCCAATCTGCTCGTGCAAATTGAACTAATTCTAGAATATGTAATCCTGGTTGATCATCAGTATCTTTGGATTTATTCATATCAATTACTGGCCAGATTAGATTTTCGCCATCTTCTAATTTCCCAGGATCATGTAAAGCCTCCTCTACTGCAACACCACCACCCTGAGCATCCATGCCAATTCTAGCACAAGGAAATATTTTCATAAGATTACGAATTTTCCTAGCACAAAATCCATAAAAATCATGTTCATTCACCAAGCCTATCTTTTGTCGATCTTTAAAATTATTTCTATTGGTACTCCAACCATAAACTATACGATTATGATCTTTATGTAATTCTAAAATCACTATAGTAAAGTTATCTTTTTCGCTCGCCGGATCAATACCATATACATACTGAAGATCAGGATTGCCCTTGGTGCTAACATCAAATAAAATATTGTTTCCACTTATAATGATAGGTTTAGACTCATTAGTCACGCAGCTTTCAATAAGACTTCGTCTGAAAAAGCCATCACTATCTTCTGTAAAACACGCAGCATATTCCATATTATATATGCCAGTATGAATAGTGGCTTTGGCTCTACTAACCTGTTTGTCATCCATAAAGCCCTTGGGAATTAATTCGTATGGAATGCGAACTATGCTATAGTCTTTCCAATTAAAACTATCTGGTACTTCTCCTTTAAAAATTTCTTCTAGTTTATGTTTGTCTCCTTTGCTATTAATAATAGCTTTGTATCTTTTCCAATAACTTGCAAAATGCTTAAAACTATAATCTGCTGTGCCAGCAATAATAGCTTGATTACCCTTTTTAATTTGTACTGCTTCTAACTCATCGCTCCATAAACCAGCCTCCAACATGGCTGCTTTTTTGGCTTCTTCTTTAACGTTTTGAATAGGACTAGCACTTACGGCTGCGAAACCTGAAACTACGGTTTCATAAATATCAGGACTAATTGATGCGAACTCGTCGGCGATGATAATGTGTGCTCTTAAACCTCTGATCTTACTACCGTCACCCATAGGAACAGCAATTGTCCAACTTTCGCCCAATCTCATAGTGCATCTATCAACATCTCGACGCGGACCATCATCGTTTCCACTAAAGATGCTACGGAGAATAGGACTATTACGCCACAATGTTTCCATATATTCAAATATGATTTTACTCTGACGAAAAGCAGCACCCACAACCACAATCTTTGTTCCAGGAACCAGTATGCATCTCAGAGTACAATACAATGCCATAAGAAAACTCTTACCAAAACCACGAGATGCCACAAACATGGGAAATGGTCGTAGCCAAAATTCTTGAAGAATAGCTATCTGAATAGGATGAAGCTCAATATCAAATAATAGTTTGGCCGTGGTTCCAAAATATTTAGGATCTCGTAGTAGTCTTAATAAATGAAGATCAGGATTTTCTATATCTTCTTTGGTTCGGCCAATCATATGATTGGTCGGAATAATTATTTGACTAAGATCTCCTAATCCAAGCCACGCATTATCAAATATTAGGTTGCTGGTTTTTGCCATATTTTTCGTATATTCTTTTCATTAAACTTACGGCTACCCGCTCCGCATTTTCAGCATCATCACAAAATAGTATGTGAATATTGTAATTTAATTGAGCCTCTATTAGATACTTCATAATATAATTACCACTAATGCGCAACTTGTCCCACATTTTTTTAGGAACATCACTACCAACAGGAAACTGATAGATTTCATCCAAACTAAATTCCATAATCATGAAACTGTGTGGTATTTTGCCCAATCTCTCCAATACATCTTTGAATCGACTTTCAGTAATATTATTAGCAATTTCACTAACGCTCTTTTTTCTTTCTATAGTAAATAAGCTTTCAAATCCTTCCATACTATAGTCTCCAGTATCCAATTTTCTTTTAGCAGTATTGTGAAAGCCAAATTCCCATGGCATCTGCTCTCTGGTATCTACTATTATAGTAAAAGGATCATTACTTTTCATTGGAAGCTCGTAGTTTATTTAGTATTAGTGTGCTAAAAAATTGACTATAATTTTCTTCGTTATCTTTTATAAGATCATGATGAATTTTGCAGAGACAAATACCGTTTTGAGGATGGTATCTTAAGCCGGGAAAATCGGCCCATTTTTGAATATGATGAGCATGAATTTTATAGCGGCTTTTACAACCGGGCCATTGACAAGTATTTTTATCTCTTGTTTTTATTAATTTTCTCCATTGTTTATATTGAGGATCATTGTAATTCCGAGTCATTAAGATTTACTGCCTCCTCATTTAGTATGGGGCAATCAACACTATGATCAGAATATTGATGATATCCATAAAGGGTGCGCTTAGCCTTTTCTGTAGCCAAAGCCAATATTTCCATTTCTCGTCCTTCTTTCTCTCTTATATCTTCGTCCTCTAGCATGCGAATTAAACCAACCCAGGAACTTTTGCCATCTTCTATTCTTTTGATACGCTGTTCACGAGTGGCCTTTAAGTCTTTGCTTATTTTTTGTTGTTCATTTAATAGTTTAGTATATTCGTTTGTATAACTTGCTATACTATTGCGGGCAAAACTTAATTGAGTTTCAAGATTAGCTAGTTTAGGAATATCTCTTTGATCTTCTGGTTTTTCATATTCTTTGTCTACTAGCTTTTGTAATTTTTCTGTTTCACTAATGTGTCGTTTGCGCTCTTTCATAGAGCGATTAATAAGAATATCTATGGTGATAAACTGTTTGATTTGTAATTCTTCTGCTGGTAAAACGTCCTCTCGAAATTGTTTAATTAGGCCAACCCACGTATCTTCAAAGTACTGTAATTCGCCCGTTTCATCATCAAACTGCCTCATCACTTCGGTCCAGAAAGTTTTGCTGCGTAACTTACGTTTCAGAATATCATTTTCACTTTTATCATCCAAGCTATACAATTGATTTTCATCAATATATCGTTGAACAGGGTCAACATTGCGATTAAGTTGATCAGCAATATCTTCTATGCTTAATATGTTAATGTTTTCAGTTATGAATTTTTCTTCGTCTAAACTTAGTTGTCCACGTTTTTTAGCCATGAGCTTCTATGATCTCCTTTAGTTTAGCAGATAGCTTGTCCATGTCGCTTCTGTTAATTTTAGTACCATTTTTAACTTTGAGATATAGTGTGCGGTATTCTCCATTTAAATGAGTTTCTAATAAATTAAATATTTCATTACTAGCAATATTATTTGTTAATAAATTATCATCACTACAAAATGCGCTACTGTAGTCTTTAATTTCATCTATGGTTGTGAGATGCATAAGATTCTTTTTAGTATTGTTGCGGGCCAACCATGAACTATATAAATCACAATCTTCTTTATTAGAGTATTGTTCGCAACCGCTAATATTTTTTTTGCAGTGAGGATCGTATAGTGGACAACTCAAACAAGGTTTGTCGGGCCTTTGATAGTTGTCTCTTTTATAGTTGAATAAACGATTTCTTACGTGGGTCCAAAGAAAGTTTTCTAGGGGCCTTTTATGGTCATAGTTTTTTAAGCCTTCCAAAGCAAAGATACTAATCTGTTGCTTCATATCATCAAAATCATGATATCCAAATTTAAATTTATAAGCCAATTTTTTACTAATAACGTCTATAACTCGTAAGAATTCATTTTCATCAATCGCTGGAGTTTTTTTCTTCGTTGTTTTTTTCGTCATCTATTAATTCGGCTATTGTTTTTGTAGCTTGTTTATTTAAATCGTCGTCTATATTGAGGTTTTCTTTAGCAGTAACGTGAAGAACACTGGGGGAAATTTGGTCAATATTCATAAATACCTCTTGCGTTAAAGTGACCAATGTATATTATATATTATGTTTTGTACACTTTTTGTCAAAAAAGGAAAGCGTTATGGCTACATATAAAAGATGGAGTGATGTGGAAATTCAGTATATTAAGGACAATTTGTCGCTATTTAGCGATATTGAGCTAGCGGCTAAACTAAGTGAAATGACGGGCGAAAATGTAACATACGGTATGATACGACGTCAGCGACGCAAACTAAAGGTTAGCAAGCCTCGTGGGCGACGCAAAAAGAATGCTGGTGCTGAGAATTCTGGCAACTCATTATCGTGATACTGATTATGGCCATTAAACTGGCCAATTATATATGGTGGGCTTGTTATGTTTAGACCACCGCCGCCTTTTGCCGAAAATCCCCCACAACGGGGGGAAAACGAAAAAACCCCCCTATAGAGGGGAAATGCTCTAGCAAATATCATGCCAAACGGAAAATAATCCGAAAGACTCTACCCCTTTTGGGGGGGTGTTGCAAAATGCCGAGCAAAATGCAAAAAGTGTAGCAAAATGCAACAGCCAAAATGGCAACGCCAGAATGGCATATGTTGTAAACCTAGTATTTTCAAGGGTTTGCGACTACCAAAATATTTTTCTGGTTTGGCACGACGATTGCAGATATATTCTGGCACAAGAAAAGGATGGTGAAGAATGACGATTGTTAAGGGAATGATGTTCGTGGCAGTTCGGAATGATGGCCGACAGTTTTCCGGTGAGGTTGAGAACGTTCGGGAAACGTCCAAGGGTACGATGGTAATCGTGTTCAGTCTCAACCCGGACTATTCCCGCAAGTATGCGACGATCTACTTGTCGGACTGCAAGACTTGGATGGTTCGGGATTGTGCGATTCAAGGCTAGTCCCCCCATAATGGGGGTAGTGTTCAGTGTTTAGTCCGGTTAGAATCCATCATCAAAGGGAGAAAGAAAAATGACAAAGTATAAGATTATTCGAGACGCGGAGAGGGTTGC